TTGGTCAGCAACATGGCGCAATTGGGTGCGCAACAGCAAAGCAACCAAAGCAAACCCTGCCGACATTATTAGGCTCACAGTTCCAGCGTCAAATGAGCCAGACGCCGCGCTTGCCAAGATTAAAGCAGACGAAAAAACAACCAGACCCCCAACCCAAGCCGAGCGTGAAATGCTGGCATCTTTAAAAAGGAAATCATGATGAGCAAAACATACAAACTGGCGTATTGCGATTACATCGCATCTGTCATACAGCATTCATTGCTAAACAGGGATACCGAGCATTTGTTAGACCAAGTGTCAGGCATTCAATTTGACCTTGGCGAACATGGCGAATTCTGTTCAACAACAAAAACCATTGATGTATTGGACATGCAAGGTAAGCAATACCGCGTAACGATTCAGGAATTGTGATGTTTGAACCAATCGCACTTGGATACGCAACGCCCGTCCATCAATTGAAATATTGCAACGTATGTGAATGCAACAAACCTCCCGAGGGTGGTATTGAATTTAATCAAAAGTGGTTATGTCAAGTTTGTTGGAACAAACGCATTACGGGTCAGAATTTAAAACAGAACAGGATTCCCAAATGAATGAAGATATCAGCCCATTTAAAGCATTGGACTTTATACGCGACAACGCCGCCACATACGGCGAAGCCAAGGCAAACGTTGTGTACATGACCGAATATCGCAAGACAATTAAAGCAACGCTTATGGCTTCATCCAGTGAACGGACAGAATCAGCCAAAGAAACTTACGCGTATTCACATGACGATTACAAAAAGCATTTGATTGCATTGGCACAAGCCGTTAGTGAATGCGAACGTTTGCGTTGGCTAATGGTGGCGGCAGAAGCAAAAATTGAAGTGTGGCGTAGTTTGGAATCATCAGCACGTGCAGAAGGAAAGGCAACGCAATGAAACGTTTTTCAGATAAACCACCATCCAAAGAAACCATGTTGAAAATGGCAAATTTGTATCACGATGCTTTTATTGGACGCAATGATTTTTTAATGTGGTATTACTTGCTTGCATGGGCCAATCACAAGCATTGGGTTAAATATGAATGGAATGAAACATGCTGAACATATTTGTTTATACAAAAAAGGGTTGCCCCAATTGCGTTACAGCAAAGCAAATGCTTAAAGCGCGTAACCTTAAATTTATCGAATGCGATATGGAAATTGCCGGCGTGCGCGATGCTTTTTTTGCCGTGTACCCCGATGCAAAACAAATGCCGCAAATTTTTATTAATGACCAACGCGTGGGTGGGCTTGCGGGATTGCGTGAAGCATTAAAACAATTATGAGAAAACAAACCAAACGAAAATTTTGGAAATTAATTGACCCCATACGGCATGCCATACTTGGCGCGGGTATTACGCAAGACCATTTGCTTGATAAATTGCGCATGACAGAATTAACCGCGTTGGATGCCATGACAAAAGGCATGGGCACAATTTACGATTGGCAAGAATTGGTCGACATGATGAACATTTCCGAGGTTATGGCATTGGAAGGCATTGGACCTGAAGCATTACCTTATTGCAAACGGGCACAGGAAGCATTAGAACAAGCCGCATTGCGTTATCAAACAACGCTTAGCATGGGTTTATCAGGAACAGGAATAACCGCGCTACGGGACGTTTACGAGTTCCACGATTTGCAACGCCGTAGCATCCCGCGTAGCCAATACGAAAAATTGATTGTTAAAACGCGCCAACGGATTCAAAGCAGGGCTAAAGAGGTCACCGTTTTATGAGCGACCATAACAAACGATATTTGCGCCAAACGTTAACAGTGACCGAACTTGATATATGTATGTACATTGGCAAAATGCGCCACAGTATTACAAGCAAGCAAGGAACAGAACGCAAGCAAGACGCAAATCAGAATTCATTGCAATTGTCAATTAACGGGGTGATTACGGAATACGCCGTTGCCAAAACGTTAAATCTAAATTTTGACCTTAATTGTAATTTCCGAAAATTTGGGGCTGATTTGGTTACGCAAGACGGGCGAACAATTGACGTAAAAAGCACGTACACCGCCGGTGGTAATCTCAACGCTGTTGGATGGTCTGTCGAAAAGCCATGCGACGTTTTTGTCTTAACCGAAATTCATCCAACTCATATTCGGATTGTCGGATGGATTGGGCGAGGGAAGTTTTTGCAACCTGAGAATCTAAAAGACGTTGGTCACGGCGAATTTTATTCTGTCCCTCAGACTTTACTGAACGCATTTGATGAAAAATATTACAAAGAAGCATTATGACCAAGTTGCCAGCATTGGCTGTATTTTGTGCCACTACCTCGCGCTTGGTCAATCCCCATGCGAAATTCATCACATCCGAAGATTTGGCGGTAAACGCGACAACGCGCCGGTTATCGGGTTATGTACAGAACATCATCGCGGTAACACGGGCGTCCATGGGCTTGGACACAAAGGCTTTGAACGCCATTACGGAATAAGCGAACATGAATTGTTGGAGTTAACCAACGAGGCACTTACGCGAATATCCTAGTGCTTTGTTTGTCAATAATTAACGCTTGTTTGCGTGGTGCGCGTGCGGGTTCATTTGGAATGCTTACATGCGTCCAGCGGTCAAATTCTCGAATCACTTGGTCGTATGGTAAATCCGATGCAATAATTGCACGCACCACCGCGTCAGGAGGCATGCTAGGCACGCGTATATCAGCCGCGCAACCAATACGATGTTGTGACGTATCTTTACTGCCTACGGCGTCGTTTACGGCTTTCGACCTGAACGCACTGTTGACCATAATCGGCTTACCGCCAAGAACGGTTTTGAGTTCTTCAAGGAATTCAGCCAATCTTTGAATGTTTGCAAGTTCGGTTTCATTTGGTGTGTTATCCAATTCACGGTGGTCGGTGTGTGTTAATTCGGCAAGCGTAAAGTTTGGAGTCATTTTTTAACCCTTTCAGCAATTTTTTCCATTGTGCGTCCACCAAAGTAAAACGACATGACAAGCATGCCCCATTGACCAAGTAATTCTACGTATGCACCGCGTGTTTCGTATTCAAATATGGATGCAATGGCAAAGCCAGAATAAGCAACCAATAAGAATATCAACGTCATTGGGCGAATATTTTTGGACAACCAACTGTCACTAGCCATGTCGGCTTCAACGCGTGCTGTAAGATTGTTTTGCTCGGTTTCATACAATTTGGTTTCATTAGCCAAACGAGCCAATTCACCATCTTGCGCCATCTTTGCAAGTTCAAACTGCGCTTTCGCTTTCGCCTCGGGGTCGGGAATCAGTTTGTCGATTAATTTCCCGCCTATATTCAATATCGCATCTAAACCCATCATCTTTGCTCTCCTTTGGTTTTTCAGTATCGTCTTGGTTCAGTTTGATACCACTGAGGAATCCAATCATCCCGCCAATTAGGGTACTGAATGCTGGTGAAATCATTTTGAATATTTCCGCATTGTCCACTTCCTTGGCCCACAGCCCCAACATAAAGGCGACCACCATGGCTAATACGGAGAAACACAGGGTTAGCGTTACGCAAATTGTTACTGTGTAAACCAGTTTGTCTTTGGTGTTTTGCATAATATCTGTCGGGCCATGTCATACGTATTTGTCAAAGCGGCGTGTATCTCTGAAAATTTCGAGTTCAATCGTATGTTGTCTTGCCCGTTTGTTATACAACTCAAGGTCGTATGTTTCAACGGCTTTGCGGACTTCTTCCGCTTTCAACGCTTGTTGATATTCAAATTCTAGCCGTTCTATTCGTTTTTCAAAAGCAATTGCTTTAACGTCATATTCTTTTGGGAAAACAAACGGATACCATTTATGCAACTGAATCATTTGGATTCTTTAGCCACTAATAGTTGATACAGAGATATGATGTTTTGTCGTATCTCTGAACTATCAGCAGTACCCGCCCACATGGGCAAGTTATTCCAAATGTTTGTTAATTGTTCTTTGGTGCATCGGTCGCCATGCAATTGCAACCAACGCAATAATTTTTCATGACGTTCGGTTGGATTGTGCCACGTATAAGCCAATCCATAAAATTCTGCAACGTTACATCCGCTTTGCGCAAATGCTGTAAATGCCAGAAAGACGACCACCAAATAACGCATGGTCGACTCTTTTTAACATTTATTTGGTGAAATTTGAAATGGACGCCCAAATAACGCCAGCCATACCAACAAGCATAACGCCGCATGCTTGGATAATAATACTTTCTAAACGCTTAATTCTTGCGCAAAGCATTTCATAACGCAATGTACAAATTTCCTCATGGGCTTCTAATGGTGTCGGCATTTTTTACCTTGTCAAACGTTTGAAAATCAGCATCCATAAATTGCAAATTGTTTCGCAATCGTTGGTCGTCAGGTGCTAATTTTATTGCTTCTTGCAAAAGTTGTGTGGCTTCTTCTTTTAAACCAAGATGCCATGCGCTGATGCTACCCAAATCCCAAGGTCTAGCACCCCAAACTTCGGGGTCCATTGTGTACACCAATGCCTTGTCTTTAATTTCCAATGCGGATTTAGCGGCTGAATAACATTCAACCCACAGGCTACGGCGGTAACAGAACATTGCCAGTTCGCACCAAGGTTCACGGGTGTTAGGCGCTTCGGCAATTGCTAGGCGATACCACTTATGCGCTTCTACGGATTGGCCTAATTCTTCATGCGCCTTGCCTAACAAACGCATTGCATAGCATCTTTCGTTTTGCCAATTGGCTTCGGGCATTGCAAGGTACTTATTTAACGCTGTAATGGCATCGTGCCAACGGGCATAGAAAGTTAGTTCCCGTGCGTGAT